TCGAGCTTGTCGTCGCCGGTATCAAAGCGAACCGTCAGATCGGTGCCAACGACATTGGCTTTCAGGATCGCCAGCGGGCGCGAGCCCAGAGGCGAGTTGCGCACAAGCTCGCTGGAGCGCTCACGGAGCGCCGGAAGCGCCCGGCCGATTTCAGCGTTGGCCGATGATACGCCAGGCCGGAAGCTTGCCGTGCGCCGCCCGTTCTGGGCGGCATCATAGGCGCGCAGCATGTCTTGTGCGCGCATGCGTTTCATGGCGGCATCGGGCGAAATCATTGCCAGAGCCTTGAGGAAGCGCGACATGCTCAATCCCGGCTATAGCTGACGACAGCAGCACGCATCGATCCGGCGGTGGCCACTTCCGAGCGCATCTCAGCCAGCAGGCGCACCATGTCGTTGATTGAATGCAGAACCATCTTGCGGCTTGAATCGCCAGACGAGAACTGCGTTTCTTTGGCGCCGGACGCCATGACGGCCTGCAGCCTGTCGATATCTGTTTGTGTCCATGCCATGGGCTAATCCTGACGGTTGAACCATCGATCGCCACGACCGCCGAGCCAGTCGTCGGCGGGCGATGGCGCTGATGCTTGTCTTGGTTTTTCTACCGGTTTCTCGCTGCCGGGCCGGATCGCGGGCGATGGCGTGAACAAATCCTGTCGCAAGGCTTCATCGGGCAGACCGCGGCGCCGCGCAAGCGCTGCCCATTGTTCAGGCGTTGCGCCGGTCGTCAGATGCTCGAAAAGCGCCAGATTACCGACGCGACAATCAAGAAAATGATTGTCTTCACGCAGTTTTGCCCATCGTTTTCCGGTCGAAACCCCGCGGACCATGATGTCGACAAGGTGCTCAGCCGTGAGCTGCCGGAAATATTCTTCATCCGACCAGCCGGGAAAATGGCAATATCCCGCCGGGATATCGGCGAAATCCGTGTTGACCCGCTCTTTTGCGAGCTGCGTGTAAACGCTCGACTTCAGCGGCCAGGTGCCGACCGTCCACAGTTTGACGCCCTGCCTGATCTTGCGCTTTCCGCCAAGATCAATATCGACCAGTTTTGGCAGGCCGAGGGGTGGACGCCCCCACCCATCCTCGCCTTTCAGCGCAAAAATAACATCAGCCCCGGTGTCGGGGTGCATGGTCTGGCTGGACCGCACGAAACTCGCCACCACGTGCTGGCGATAGCCGGCGTCGACGCCGAAAGCATCAAGGCGCCGGGATCGCCCGAAAGCATCGGGAAATTCCCGGTCAATCGTCTCGCGGCGCAAGCGTTCAAAGACTTTGGCGGTGTGCGTGTCAGTGTCTCCGCCCATGTATTGCGCGTCGACCAAATATGAGCGCCGGTCCGGCGTCCACGCGACAATCTCAAGCCAGATGCCGCGCATCTGCACATCGGCATGCGCCGTGATGATCAGCGCGTCATGAGGTACATGCCCCCGCACAAGGTGGGCTTCACGGCGCGCCAGCAATTTTTCGTGGTCTGGCGCATCGCCACGGAAGGCGAAAGGCAGGCCAAGTACAAGATTCGTGAACCCCTTGAGGCCGATTTCCGATCCTTTAGCCTTCAACCAGTCTTCCGCGATGGCCTCATAGCTCATCATGAGCGAGCAAAATGCGTCTATATGAAAACCGGGATGGCGATCTGGCCCGGAGGATGTGGCAATCCATTGCGCGCCTGATTCCGGCTGCAGCGCCAGGCGGCGTTCCGCCTCGCTGATCTCGTGCTGACACCCCTCGCAGATGTAACGCGATCGATGAGGGGCTGCCTCGTCGACGCGGAAGCGCTCGAAGCGCTGATATTGAACCGCGCCGCATTCCGGACAGGCAATGTGCCAGAAGCGTTGATCGGAGCGCTTGAATGAGCGGTCGATGCGGCAATGGCCCGGTTTTTCGCCCAGAGGATCGCCGGTATCGTATTCTGGCGTCGAAATTTCAAGAATTTTCCATTCCCCACTACCACGAAAGGCGGTGAAGCGTCCAAAAAATAAATCTTCCGGGTCTTGAGCGCCAGGAATCGGCTGCCATTTCGACAGCTCATCCTTGATGCCCTTGCGGGCCGTCTTGCCCGAAAGATCCATGACCGAATGGGCGTTGGCGAGCCACAGCCGGCCTCCACGCACAAAAACCTTCTCGTCTGTTTTCGACCCGTCGCCACTGCGCGACACCTGCGGGCGGATGAGACGGACGCCAGAGCGGCGCTGCAGCGCCTCGATAAGGGGCTGCAGCTTGCCTGAATTCAAATCTCGATAGGCCTCGATGCCGGGCACCGCATAGAGCACATTGGCCGGCTCCCGATCGGCTATATACAGCGCCCATGCAAGAGCCGCGATAGACGCGCCGGTCTGTTGCGATTTGCGCACCGAAACCAGATTGCTCGGATGGGACTCTCCGAGGCAATCAAGAATATCAACCAGATAGGGCGCACCGCGCGGCGACCACAACGCGCCCGCATCCGGGCCGTCGACCAGAACGATATTCTGGGCCACCCATTCGGACACCCGCACCGGCGGGCGCGGGCGAATGGTGCGCGCAAGAATCGTCGCCGATGTTTTCAAGGCCGAGGGGTGGAAACTCATCGTTCAAGTCTTTGTTCCGGCGCTTAAGCCTGCTCTTGTTCCTCCGTCACCAGCAATTCATCACGGTCTGGCGCGGCCATGGCCGCACCGGCACATGCATCTGATATCCGTGTGCGCATGTCGATCGCGATCTTCTTGGCCTCGCAGCGCAGGCCGTGCACATCGCCCTGGATGTGCGCGACGGCGAGCCGGTCGATGTAAGGCGTTAAATCAACGCAGCGGGCGATCTCTTCGCCAAGCCGCACCATGGCTTCTTCATGCCGGTCACGGCGTATCGTGTTTCCCGCCTTCGCCGCAACCTTCATCCGCAGGAGGCGGGTTTCCTCGATTGTCTTGAGGCGCCGCGCGCCGTCGACTGTAGCATCGTCTGTTTCGTTTGCCGTTGGCGCCGAGGCCGCGTGCCTAATCTGGCTTGATTGACCGTGTTGGCCGCGCAGGAGATCATAAGTGGCAATATCGACGCCACTCACCCTACCCCGCCGATCATGTTCAACGGGAAGGCGGTGGCGCTCAACAAGCGTCTTGACCATTTTGGCGACCGCTTGACGCGTAATTCCATCCCGTTCGGCGATGGCACCGATCGTTAATATCTCCTTGTCAACCAGTGAGGGCGTCATGGCAACCTGTCAACCCCACTTTTTGGAGGTCTCGCTGGAAAAATCGCGGGCCGACTTCCGCCGCTAGGCGGGGGGGGCAAAAAGGACCCAAAACATAAAACGCCCCGCGATCTCTTGATCACAGGGCGCAGAAGTGGACGGTTGAATGTATAGGTCAAGACAACGACGCAGTCAAGCACTTGTTGTTTATTTTATCTGCACGGCTACGTCGTTGACGTACAAATGTTTTTCTTCGTTAAGCGGGACGACAGCGCGTCCATCGCGCGCCGACTCACTCCGCATTCACCCGCCACCCATGGCTGATTCGGCAGAGAAGACGGCATGACAATCAGCCCCATCTCTGCGATCGTTGTCCGTGAATACCCTCCGAAAGTGAAGAGCGCTTCTGTCACCATCTCCGCCACGACGTCGAGTGATTGCCGCCAGATCAGCCATTCCAGGCGGTCGCCAGCAAGAGCTGAGGGATCAGGCGACAGGCAGGTTTTCTGATAAGAGCCCCGGTGCGGACGCTTCGAGACTGGGTTCCAACCATCCTCTGTTTCGATGTCCACATGCGCCACAGCCCGCCCTTGCTTATCAAACCGCACGGCGTGTGGCGTTAATCGGAACCATTTCGCCTGCCCGTGTTTTGATAACACCGGCTTCAATTCAGGCCGGCGCTCGGCTTGCCATCCATCGCACGCGCCCAGAAGCGCGCATCGCCGCAACAACGCCGCCAGATCGCCACGCGGCTTCAAGGCCCCATCATCAAGCTCTATCAGCGCCCGTGTCCGCGCCGCCGCCGCCACCTGTCCGAGCAGATCGCGCTCATCTGAACCAGCATCTGGCAGCCAGTCGTTAAACGGCTCCATTTGCGCCCCGGCAAAAGCCACATCGTCAAGACAGCCCAGCAACTCATGCAGTGCGATGGCCGCCGGATGTGGGGGGTCTGCCGCGCCCAGATGCGGCATCAACCCATAGGTGTTCGAGACATCGATGCGGGCGGCCCACGTCTCGGCCGCCTTCACCCAGCCAGGCGTCGCTATCTTGGGGCCACGCAACCGGCCCGCAAATCCCGCCTTTGGCAATTCATCCCGATAGGCCCACTCAAGCGCTTTTTCGATAGGAAGAGACAGCATGATTTCTCCTTTTGAGCTTCAGGGAGGGTAGGGAGGCAGAAAAGGTCGTGATTTTTCTGCCTCCCTGTGTTTTTGCTATATATATCAATAATTTAGGAGGATAGGGAGTGTAGGGAGGGTTTTTGTCTATACGCATGAGAATAAAAAACCTCTATTCGTATTGAGAGATTTTCTTTTCTTATGCGTATGCGGGAAGTGCCTCCCTACGCTCCCTAGCCTCCTAACCTCTTGTTTTCCTTCTCACTTCCTGAGGGAGGCAGAGAGCGCGCCATTTCGTTTGCCTCCCTAGCCTCCCTGAAAAGCGGCAATGCCTCACGCGCACGCGGGCCGGAAGAACCGCGCCCTCTCCCCTGGCAATCGGCGATCAGCCGGCGCAGGTCATCGACAATGTCGCTGCGCTCGATGAAGAAGCGCTCCGGGTCGCGGCCATGCACCGTCAGCCTGTCCACGCGGGTGGCAATCCGGTCGAGATCGTCCACGAGTGCGCCCACATCAATCATCGTAGCCGCGCTCCGGGGTGCGAGAGGGGTCGCCCGGCTTGAAATCAGGCTTGACACGAATGCCGCGATAGACCGAAAGCCCCATGCTCTTGGCTTTGCGGAAGCCGTGCGTCGCTGCCTTTTCCGGCAACGCCTTGTTGAAGGTCGAGACACCGACGGCGAAGAAACCCTGCCGCTCGCAGAATATCTTGAAGGCGGCGTAGAGGTCGCCGGGCGTCTCGACATCGGTGTCATCGCCCGTCACATCGCAGGCCGCTTTCAGGAACGCGCCATAGGGGTCGGATTGCTCGCGATACTCATCCGTCGCTGCGCGCACGGCATCGGGCACGCGCAAGCCCTCCTGCAAATAGGAGAGCGCCCCGGCGATCAACCAGTTGAGAATGCCGGCGCGCTCGGCCCAGAGCTTGTCCGGCAAGGCCCGGTCCACCTGATCTTCCGGGATCTGCACCTCGAAGGGCACAAGCAGCACTCGCCGCCAGATTCCGTCATCACCGCCACGGATATCGGGCCGATGGTTGCCGGAAATGATCAACTTGAAAGTGGGGTAGATCTCGATGAACTCTTCGCGCATGCGCCGGATCAGGATCGGCTCGCCCGAGGTCAACGATTTCACCATGGATTCGCGGAACTTCATGCCGCTTTCCGGCTCCGACGCGCGCACAATTCGCGCGCCGGGCACCCGCACGAGATCGGGCGTCGCCTCGGAACCCTTGCGCCGGTCATCGCCCGCCAGCGTCTCGAACGGCACCGTCGTGGTGTAATCGCCGAGGAGCCGACAGATCAGGTCCACCAGCGTCGATTTGCCGTTGCGACCAGAGCCGTATAGGAAAACGAACACCTGTTCGCGCGTCAACGCCGTCAGGCAATAACCGAGATAACGCTGCAAAAAGGCGCGAACCTCGTCATCCGGCAGGATGGTGTCGAGGAAGGTCAGAAACAGCGGGCATTCCGCCTCGGCCTTGAAATCGACCTCCGCCAGCTTCGAGATGAGATCGGTCTTGTTGTGCGGATCAAGGCGCACATCCCAAATGCCAGCACTGTCCCGCGCCTTATCACCCGCTGTCTTTTCGTGCTGGAACAGCCGCAGTGTGCCGTTCGCCACATTGATGGCAAAAGCATCGGCATCGAGGACGGAAACCGGGCGCGAGCGATAGACCCGCGCCTCGGAAAGCATGTTGTCCATTTTTCCTGTCGAGGCGGAGGTCTTGCCATAGCGGACGCGCTTGGCGCGCCGATCATCCACCTCGGCCTGCGCATCCTGCCCAGCCTTGACCACGCCGTTGAGCGTCAGAAGCTCTGTCTCATCCTCCGGCGTGCGCGCCTTGCCCTTCTTTTTCAGCTCGCGCCAGCGCGGGAACGCCTCGCGTGCAGCGGCGACAAGCTCAAGCTCTTCCTGCGATGCCTCGACAAACTTGGATTCGAGCCGGATGGTTTCCACCGTGTCATGTGCCAGCGGTCTGACTTCCGCGCCGAAATAATCGATGCCCCAGCGCCGACCGTCATGAACAGCCCAACCCAACCCCTCGATAGAAAGCGTGGTGTCGCCGTGCCGATGCAAAAATCGCCGGGCGTTGCCGATATCGGTTTCGGGCTCCTGGGCGCAGATTTTCACTAATTCCCAATTGACCGGCGGGCGCCCGCCAGCGGAAGCCCCCCCCTCGGTGGGCGTGGGCGGAACCGGCGGCATTGAGCCGGACGATTGGTCACCGGCCGGATAGTGCGGCGTTGATCTGTCGGGTGCCTCAAGCGCGCCCTCCACTATATCAGCAATGCGGGTGTGCGGATCGTCAGTCACGCCACCCCCCGAACAAATCTGGCTGGATCGGCGCCATATCGCCAGGCAAGGGCAACGCCGAGAGTTCGGATAGCATGCGCGCCCGCCAGAGGGACAACGCCATTGCCGAGCATGCGGAGGGCATCAATGCGGTCCGGGTCCAATGGTCCGGCCAGCCCATGAGCCATACCACGAAGCGTGCGTTGAGCGATTTCCGATAGCTGGGCCGCGTAAACCCGCGCCGCTGCCCGGCCCGCTCCGCCCGGATGGCCATGCGGATCAATGCCCGCATTTCGGCACGCATGGAAGAACAGGTCATGGCGCGATAGCGCTGGAAGGCGGAAAGGATCGAGAGCCGCGACGGCGCGCCATAGCTCGTCGCCCGGGCCGGGCGCGAAGAGAGGCCATTGGCCAGCGTTGCCGCAAGATTCGTCGCCACCATCTCGGCCTGGCGCTTCATCAGCGCCTCGTCTGATCGGTCGCCGGAGCGGCTCATTCGCCCGCCCGTCACATCCGCAATGGATGGCGTTGACCAAGCCGTTCCGGCCCCCGTCAACGTCGGCACCGGCTTGTTCCGATTGCCCCGGCTGTATTGGTAGCCGCCCGCTTCCGCTGCACGGATTGTGGGCCACACCCCCACATCCCTCGACAGGTTCGTCCCCTGGGCGAATAAATATCCAACCCCGGCCGACGCCCATCGTGAGCCGTCGGGGTCGACCAGATTTGTTCTGCCGCATAATCCAGCCTGTCGCCGCGCATCCTGCCGTCCTTGCGCATCAGCGTCGGCCCGCTGCCCTTGAAATCGTTCGCGGTTGCTGTCGGCCAGACCTCCCCCTGTGATGGCGGATTGATGGACGGCAAGCACGAAGAGCCTCTCGCGGCCATGGCTCGCACCAACCTCTTCCGCACTGAAGAGTCCTGCCTCAACCGCAAAACCCAACCGGTGAAGGTCTCGCCAGACGCGGGCAAGCCCGCCGGATGTGACCATGCCGGGGACGTTTTCGATGAGCGCGCACCACGCGCCGGTCTGGACGACGATCCTTCGCAACGGGGACCAGAGATCGCGCTCATCGTCCCGCCCGAGCCGCTTTCCGGCAATGGAATGCGGCTGGCATGGGATTCCCCCAATGACGCAATCCACGCGGCCTCTGAAGCGCCGGCCAGGGAAGGTTCTGGCATCGCTCCACACAGGCGCCGGAGCCAGAAGACCTTGTTCCATCGCCGCGACCAGATGGGCGCATGCAAAGGCTTCCCTCTCCACGTAAGCGACCGGGCGAGAGCGTGAAATTGCCAGTTCGAGGCCGAGATCAAGTCCCCCGCCTCCGGTGCAGATGGAGAGGTACCGGATCGGCTCAAATCGGGGATGTATATTCACATCACACCCCCGCCCTTTTCCAGCAGATGCGCAGGCGATAGAGCACGCCATCACCCGCATCCTCACGCTTCCATTTGCGGCGAGGCTTACGGAAAAGACCGCCATAGGTTGATCCGCTCGGTGACCGCCCATCCATGCCGGATAAACATTCACGTAATGGGTGCCTGTCAGTTCGGTTGAGTATTCTGCGATGGTCAACGGCTGAACAGCTTGGGCGAGTGCATCTCGACCAGGCGGCGGTCGAGCACGCGGTTAAAACCAGGTGCGGCGGTGCGGATAAAGTCCAGTCCCATCAGGCAATCTCCAGAACGGGCCGGTACTTCTTGGTGCGGCCCTGCAAAACTTCCACAACGAGGCTTTTGGCCGCCAAGGATGCGAGGCGGTTGTTCCACGCCGTTGCGCCGACCATATCGACGGTGCGGGATTCCTCGTGCAGCTGCGCGGCGGTGGCTTCGCGTTTGCGGCTCACGAGCAGCAGCGTCTCCTGAAGCTTGTCGTCGAGCTTGCCGCAGAGCTGGACGTCGCTGATCTGGCCCGAGGCGTCGGTGGCGCAGGTGAGGAAGGCATCGCCTGAGCGGCGCAGCATCTCCTCGATCTCTTCGCGCACCTTTTCGGAGAGGTTCGCCGCGACCGCGTAGCCGGGCTGGCGGCGCAGGCGGAGATGATCGCGCAAGGGCACCAGCACCTCGCTCAGATACGAGGACGTCGCCAGATCCACGCCGGTGAAGTCGAGCAGCACCAGCGCAGGCTCGGCCAATTCCGGGAACTGTTCGAGGGTCGCCACGAAGGCGCGTTGGCCCGACAGCCGGCCCGCAAGGATGGGGTCAACACCGGGACGAAGCATGGGGAGAGCGATTATCTTCATTTATCTCACCGCAAACAATGAGATATATATAGGGGGTAATATCGTCTCGTAATTGCGCATCACACCCTCTCTTTTTCGCGTTGAGCCAGATCGGCGAAATCCATGCCCGCAGGCGCAAAGGCGATGCGCACAGACGCAACGCCCGCCGCCTTCAGCCGCGCCGCCGCAATGTTGAGGTAATACTCCGCAGTCTGCCGGCAACTGTCGCCATCGCCGAGCAGCACCACCTCGGTGACAGCTTCAAAGCCGCTGACCGGCAGGGTGGCGAAGGCGTTCAGCGCGCCCACCGCCATGGCGCCAAAGCCATCGACCTTCGAGAGCACTGCGGCAACCGTCTCCACCCCCTCGCCAATCAGCAGGCGCTTTGACCGTTTCGTCAGCCACACGGCAGCGCCGCGCGCCTCGCCGAACATCTTCTTGGTCCCGAGCTTCTCGCCATCCCATGTCAGGTTTGGGCGGAATTTCGGGGCGGCCTTCATATCCACCCAGGTGACATGGATGGCTTTTATTGCTTTTTTCTCATCAAACATCGGCGCGATGATCGCCGGCCCGCGATAGATGACCCGGCCGGCCTGCCAATAATCAACGCAAGGGTGCCAGCGCATCCAGTGCGGCGGAGTGAAGGCAATGCCGCGCGCTGCAAAATAGGCGGCGATCGGCGCCGGATTGTGCCAGGCCGCCTGATAGATCCCCTCGGCCCGCTTCAGCCTTCTCTCTTTCTGCAGGCGTTCCACCTCATCGCGCGCGCGGGCTTTGAGTCCGGCGGCAAAGCCCGCTTCGAAGCGCGCGGTCACATGAGATGACCCCGCGAGCGCCTGATGCAGCTCCTCGCCCCGGCGCCCGGCCTCGAACCCGGCCCTTTCCGATTGCAACGCAAGGCGTGCCTCTTCACGCTGCGCGCCATTCACCGCCCGCCCGGGCTTTGCTTCGCCGGTGAGCCTTTCGGCAGCGTCAAACACATCCACCGCGCCATTGATGTGGATCATCAGATCGATCGCCGAGCCGCCACCCTCTCCGCAGCGCCGGCACATCCATAGATGCTTGACCGGCGAGATGGCGAGCGTGTCCTTGCTGCCCGCCTGGCGCGGGCAGGCACAGGCAATGTCGCGCCCGACGCGTTTCTGGCGAAGCCCGGCGGGAAGCGCATCGATCAGCGGCGCATCACGCGCCCGCTCAAGCCATGCGGCAAGGATGGGATCACGGTCTCTCAGGCCGGCCTCCAGAGGAATCGATGCATGTTGATCGGGTCCCGCGCGCCCTTTTGCCGCGCCGAAAAATCAAACCACGCGAAGGGTGCGCCGGAATTCGAGAGACGGTTTCCGGTCCAGCCTTCGCGATGCATCGCGGGCGGACGATCAATGCCGATCCAGTAATGCTCAAGGTGATGGTCGATCAGATCGGCGCGGCGAGCACCTTCGATTGCCATCGCGCGCAAAAGCACGATGACGCGCGGCGCGAGGGAGAGGCCATGCCGGATGAAATCATCAGCCAGTTTGAAGGGCGGATTGGTGATGATCGCCGTCACGCCATCTGGCGCGCGGCGCTCCATGAGGAAGTCAACGCCGGTCTCAATGCCAGGGTCGGCGCCGTCATAATCAACCAGATCCTGCGCGAAGACGGAAAATCCCAGGGCGCACAACTCGCGCGCGATCGCGCCACGACCAGCGCACGGTTCCCAGATCATCGAACCGGCGCCTGAGAACACGCCCGCGCGGAACGCGGATGTCACGCAACAGGCTGGCGTCTCATAGAGATCATCGCGCCGCTCTTTCAGACTGCTCCTTGACGCTCCTTGCCTCACCCCAGCACCTCGGTCAGATCGCGTAACGCGTCGTCAGCCCGGGCGGGCACGCTGTCATTGAGCATGGGCGCGCGTGGCTCACGGCAATCGAGCCGGGGCTGGTAGGCGCGAAGCCCATGGCCGGGGCAATAGGGCGTGGCGCCGGCGGGGGTTGCGCCGCAGAATTTCTGATTGAGGCCTTTGCCCTCGCCAACCGGCCAGCGGCAGGTGGTGGCGCGCAAGCTCTCGATACCGACCGCCGCAGGCGTGACCGGGAAAAGCGCGCGCCAATCCTGAAACCCCGCCAACGCCGGCGGCGGGAGATCGGCCTTCTTTGCCGGCTTGCGGGTGGCGGCTGAGCGGGCCGCCTTGGCTTGTCGATGGCGGATTTTATGGCCGGGCGCGGCGGGCGCGCCACTGCGCGACCATCCCCTGCGGTTGATCTGGCCGAGGACCGCATTGCGGGTGGTGCGCATCTTGTGGTCACGCGCCAGCACGGCAAGGATGGCGCCAGCCGAAAGCCCTTCGATGATCCAGCAGCGAAAGACGGTCTCAAGCGCCTCCGCTGTCCAGCCGGGCGCGGGCGTCACGGGCGTCTTCTGTGGGCCGGGCAGAACCATCTTGTGTCTCCATGAAGCGGGCTGAAAAAGCGGTGAACGCATTGCTTGCGGCGAGCGCCCGTCGCGCCAGCCACAGGGCGGCACGAAAGCACCGCCGGCGGATGAAGGGGGGCAGCGTCATGGCGCCCTGCCCTCGATGGCGGCAATGCGCCGGGCAAGATGCGCCTGTTCAGCGCGCAGCGCCTCCAGCGTCTGGGCTTGCGCGGCGTGGCGGATGGCAGAAGGCGCATCCGGCCAGCACGCCTCAAGCAGCGCCAGCCCGTAAGGGGCGGCGGCGATGAGGGTGAGGAGGTGGCGCGCAGACGGGCGGCAGCGCAGCTGCAGCCAGTCCTTCACGGTTGCTTCGGGAAT